CCCGTTAATGGCCTTTTGGATCGGCTACTTACTGAACAGATTGTGGGAGTTGCCTCCGGCAGAGCTGAGTTCGGCCCCCGCGCACTCGGAAACCGTAGCCTCCTTGCAGACCCTAGAGGCAGCGAGATCAAGAAGAAAGTAAATGATATTAAAAAACGACAGCAGTTTAGACCCTTTGCGCCAGTTATTCTGGAGGAGTTGGCTGACATGTATTTTGATATGCCTCGCGGCTTCAGTCACAGTAGGTATATGCAGTCAGTCGCTCGTTGCAGGGTTCCTGAGTTATTTCCTGCTATCGTTCACGCTGACGGCACTAGTCGTGTACAGACAGTGCCGAAAGATGGATCAGGAATACGAGAACTGCTTGAAAAATGGTACGTAATGACTGGCTGTCCCATGTTGCTCAACACATCACTCAACATTCGGGGCGAGCCCATGGTCAACGATAGGGCAGATGCTGACCGTTTTGAAAAATTATATGGGGTAACTGTTTGCTCATGACACTGCGTGTGTGCTATAATAATACTCTAGATTATTAATTGGTGCATATGAAAACAAAATTAATTAAAGCATATATGAAAACTGCGGAGACATTCGCAGAATTATCACATGCTCGACGACTGCATGTGGGTGCTATTGTGGTCAAGGATGACAGGATAATCAGTATTGGCTACAATGGTATGCCGGCAGGTTGGGATAATGACTGCGAAGATCAGATCTATCACGAAGATGGGTTTCACATTACTTTAAAAACTAAACCGGAGGTACTACATGCTGAAACTAATGCGATCGCTAAATTGGCAAGGTCAAATGAATCTGGCCTTGGCAGTGATATGTTTGTTACCCACGCTCCTTGCTTAGACTGTGCCAAACTTATCTATCAAGCAGGCATCAAACGAGTATGGTTTGGTGCTGCTTATAGGGATGGTGCCGGAGTAGATTTTCTTAAGACGTCGGGAATCGAAGTAGAACAGGTAAACATATAATGTGGTACATTCCTGATTACATTGATCCCGACAGTGTGGATCAATCTTGGCAACCACCATTAAATGAACCGCCGTTTGTTTATAACTTTCTAAGCCAACATCGAGCTACAGACAGCAAAGTGTTAGCAGTGGGCGTAAGCGGCGTCACTTATACAGTGCCCGGTGCAACTCACAACAGAGTGGTAAGCGAAATGACTGTTCGTGCCATACCTTTAATGAACAGATGGACTGTGCCCGACCATATAGATGTCGGCTCAGTTGATTTCACATGGCACCCCAATGCATTTGACCCCCCGTTCATATATCATTTTGCCAGCACACATCAGAAAAGTTCGGGACTTGTGTACACAGTGCCTGGAGCAACTGATATTAAATTTATAAATCCTTTTACTGTAACAACATTGGCGCAGATGGATAAATGGTCTGTGCCCGATAACGCAGATGTAAGTGAATTTGATTTTGCGTGGCACCCGGATTCGTTGGACCCTGATTACGCCTATTACTTTCCCACACAACATCAAAGGCAAGGCGGGCCTATTTACAATATCAAGGGCTCAGCTGGAATCAAGTTCACACAGTCACAAAAGATACGCACTGATGCCACGCAAATTTTCTACATGGATTTTCTCAATCCTGAAAGTACAAAACAACTAGAAGAATTAAAAATCAAATGGCCCAATATTAAATCCACTAGATATGTGGACAACCATTTGAATGTTCTTAGACGTGTTGTTACACAAGCAGACACAGAGTTCATATGGGTAATCAGTAGCATTGCTAATTACAGTGAGTTTGATTTTACATGGCATCCCGAAGCATTTCAAAACGAAATGATACATGTGTTTCCAGCGGACAATCAGGTTCGGGGTGACACATTCTACATCAATGTTAGATCATTTAGATCACAAATGGTTGATTTGGATATACTGGATTGGTTCAATGTGATATGTTATCATAAAGACATGGCAGTGCCGAGGTATCGTCCCGAAACTGTGTATTATGGGGGCGACGACTTGATCACTGTTATCAAAAATCATCAGTTTAAAACACCCTATGTGGGGTTCTCTAATTTGCCAAATGTCTATGTGGAAAACGATCAATGCTTGTGGAGTGCAAAAGATCGCAAAGTAGACTGGTATAGTTTCAGTAAAGGTGTTACTCTGGCACCCAAAGAAATAAAACTGTATCTTGAGACACAAATTTACGATTATCCTTACCTGGAAGAGTCGAATTCATTAAAAAATTTGTATGTAGATGAGCCTTTAGACATTGTGTATATCAGTAATGGCGAACCCGATGCGGAACACTGGTACAATCATTTGTGTAATGTTATGGCACAGGAGCAGGGAAAGACACCTTATTTAAAATACAAAAACGAAATCAAACGTGTGCAAAACATTAATGGTCGTACTGCAGCATATCAAGCGGCGGCCCGGGCCAGTAACACTCCGTGGTTCTTTGCAGTATTTGCCAAATTAGAAGTTGCGCATGATTTTGATTGGGACTGGGAACCGGATATGTGGCAAGGCCCAAAGCACTACATTTTTAATAGCCGAAATCCCGTAAATGGTTTAGAATATGGCCATATGGGCATGATTGCTTATAATAAGAATTTGGTATTGACAAACGATGGCACAGGCTTGGACTTTACACTTAATCAGCCACATGAATCGGTGCCTGTACTAAGCGGCACAGCACACTATAATCAAGATGCATGGACCACTTGGCGCACAGCATTCCGTGAAGTTGCCAAACTTAAATATTTTAATAAAGTTAGTCCTAGTGTAGAAACTGATTACAGACTTAAAATTTGGTGTAATAACGCACAAGGATCACATGCAGAATGGAGTCTTAAAGGTGCAGCTGATGCAGTTGAATACTACAATTTAATTGATGGTGACTACCATGAACTAATGAAAACCTACGAATGGGATTGGCTACGCAAGCATTTTGACAATAAATACTAGATGCGCATCAATGAAGTAATCATAGAATACAAACATCGCAGAGAAGTTGTTCGGGAAGAAACAAATTCTGCAAATATTGCATCTGCCGAACAGGTGTGGAATTATGTAGATCAGCTACATCCTGAAGATCAAAAGGGCGGCGGCTTCTTAAAGGGTTTGATCATGCGTAACCCACAGTATGAACTACAACGTGTGCCGTTGTCTGTAATACACATACCAGACCAAGAGTATGATGATGAAGAACAGGAGCCCGAAGAAGATCCTTATAATCGAGTGCAGGTGATAGATCCAGACCATGCAGGTGAATACAGTCAGCATTATGTAGATCGGAATCCCATTGTGATAGATTCACAAGGTTATATCTTGGACGGCAATCATAGAGCTTGGGCCGCGGCTGAGTTGTTGAATCGATCGGATATCATGGCCTGGGTTCCTGTCAAACTTAGATGATAGAATATAAGTGGAAAGATTTCTACTGATATTAGGATATAAAATTTTTAACTTCGATAACAACTGATTCAACTTCGGCATCAGTCATTTCTGGATAAATCGGCAGACTTAAACATTCGCTAGCAAACGCACTGGCTTCCCTGTACAATTCACTAGCATAATTTATATATGGATAACCTACGCCGTAATCGTATAACGGTGTGGAATAATGTATTTTAGTTTCGATTCCTCGTTGAGCTAAATGCCCACGCATCTGCAATCTATCATGATGTTTAATTACATACTTGTGCCATGAGTGAACTGTTCCTTCAGTGACTCGGGGACAGTCGACCAACTCCGACAATTCTTGTGTGTAGTATTCTGCTATATCCTGTCTTCTATCTTGCCAGCGATCAAAATGCTTCAACTTGATTAATAATTGAGCACATTCGATTTCGCTCATCTTGCTATTAGTGCCTAACATATCGTGTCCACTAGCTTTGCCGTTATCTTTATAACTTTGGAGTAATGTTTTAACTTGTGGATCGTCTGTCAGTATCATGCCGCCTGATCCGTAACTGTTTAAATTCTTTGTTGGGTCAAAACTCAATACGCTGACATCGCCCAAACTGCCACTGGGTCTGCCTTTATAAGTGGCTCCGAAACTTTGAGCAGCGTCTTCAATAATAACCAAGTCTTCGTTAAAGAATTTAGCAATAGTGGTAAATCTGTCGTAATCAACGGTATTGCCGAACATATTAACATACATGATAGCTTGTATATTCGCACCCTTTACTGCGTAATCCATACTTTCCAGATCTATCAATGCTTGATCGTCTACATCACAAAATACAGGAGTAATGCCATTCATTAAACAACTGTTGAGTGTTGCAACAAAACTAATTGTGGGTATTAACATCTTGGCGTCCGATAATCCTGCAGGCATTGTGGCCAACTGGGCCAATATCAATGCTTGGGTTCCGCTGTTTACGGTCACCGCGTGTTCTCTGTCACAACGAAAGGCCATTTGCCTTTCAAATTCCTGTGTGTATTGTCCATCCAACACTTGCCCGGTAGAATAAATCTTATCAGTTATATCAAGTATTTCTGTTCGAAGAAATTTATATTGACGATCTATACCGAAAAACGGAATCGGATATTTCATTTTAGTTTTTTCGACCAGTAAGGACTCGCCATGAACCACTCATAATAACGACGGAATCCTTCCTCTACGTCTACTTTGGGGTCGAATCCAAAATCTCGACGTGCTGCATTGATGTTTAATGCACCGCGACTTGGAAAGTCTGCATCTTTGTTACGCACTTCTACTGTGCCTTTGCCGGCAATATTGATAGCAAGACTGGCTGCTTCTAATAATGTAGTACTGTGGCTCTTTGTGATATTGTATATATTGTTCACAGCATTATTGCTTAGTGTGGCGCCAACAACACCGGCAGCCGCATCTTCTACATACGTGAAATCAAGTGTTTCATTTGCTCCATTGACTCGTAGAGTTTCGCCGCGCATAGCACTAAGCATAAACTTACTAACCACACGATCCTCGACATCGTACTCTCCATAGACAGCAGAGGGACGAATAATAACATGATCAAAACAACCGCGACGAGTATAATCTTTAACAAGGTGCTCTCCCATTAATTTCATTATGCCATATTGGCCTTGTGGGCGACAGTTATAGTCTTCGGTAACGTCATTATCAAAGTTGCCGTAAACCATGCTGCTACTGATGTAAACAAACTTTGGAATCTTGTGACGTTTGGTTTCTTCAAGCAAGTTAACAAGAGCAGTTGACATTACTTCGCTACCCCAAACAGGATTGGCGCTTACTACTTTCTGTCTGGGAAAACTAGCAAGATGAATAACAGCAGCAACACCGTTAGAGAAGTTTAAAAAGAAATTTGCCACAGCTTTGTGGTTACGCAAGTCCACATAATGTGTGCCTGCCTTTTTACGTGAATTACGTTCTTTTGTTAAGTACTCTAATTCGTCTTTGTTAACGAATCCATAATTAGTTACACTGTCTAATACAAAACATTCGTGCCCTAATTCTTCTAGTTGTTTGACTACATTGTGGCCAATGAACCCTGCACCACCTGTCACAATATATTTCATACCATTCCCCATCTTAAATTAAAATATGTTACATTTTTCTCGTCGAGCTCGGCTGTTATCCTAACGACATGCCCCCAATGATACGGGTCACCGCCTAAATAATAAACAGGAGTTTCGATTGCATTTTGCATTACCCATTGCCCCTGTTCACTCTGTTCCCACTTGTACAACGGTTCGGCCGCATATATCATAGGGTCTTCGACATCTCCCAATTTAAATTCATGTACTACAATTTTCATTATACAGCCATTGGGGCAGCTATAGTTCCGTACGATTCATATCCGTCCAAACGAATGTCTGTCATAGTGAATCCGTTGATATCTTTGACATCTGGGTTAAGCCAAAGAGTTGGAGTAGATAATGGTTCACGTGATAATTGTTCTTTTACCTGTTCAACATGATTCAAGTATATATGTGCGTCGCCGAGTACGTGAACGAACTCGCCTACAGCTAATCCGCACACTTGTGCAATCATGTGTGTGAGTAGACTGTAGCTTGCAATGTTAAATGGGACGCCTAGAAACATGTCGCAACTACGTTGATACATTTGACAACTTAGTCGATTGTCTGAACTAACGTAAAACTGAGCAAAGCAGTGGCACGGGGGCAAGGCCATGGCATCTAATTCGCCTGGATTCCATGCTGATATGATATGTCGTCGTCCGTGTGGATCTTGCTTAATACCGTCAATCAATTGTTTAAGTTGATCAACTTCCTTGAAGTGGACACTTCCTGCTCTATTATATGAAGTGCCAAAATCATCCTTGAAAGAATATGCTTCATGTTCCACTGGGGTGCGCCAGTGGCGCCATTGTACACCATAAACACGACCTAAATCACCTTCAAATTTGGCTTTGGGTTGCCAGTAAGGTGCTGTGGCATTGGCAGTCCAGATGGTTGTCTTGCTAGACTCGGTGCTACCATGTAATAACTCTCGCAACCGCTTTTCATCCCCTGAACCTTCAATGAACCACAGCAACTCTGAAACTACGCTACGCCATGCTAGCTTTTTGGTCGTAATCGCCGGAAAAGATTCTGCAAGATTATATCGTTGTTGCATACCAAACAGACTAATAGTTCCAGTACCCGTTCGATCCTGTTTAGTTGCTCCATTGGTCAACACTTCCTTTAAGGCATTTAAATATTGTTTTTCCATATTAACATTGTATTACAGCGGCCTAAAAATGTCAATGTTTTTGTAAGTCATCCAAATACATTTACGATCGGAACTTGGTGCAGCCCCTCTTGCTTGAAATATATTCAAATATTTTCTAAGATCCAATTTAGTATCTGCTCTGAATTGGCCTTTGAAGTGTGTCACATGTGCTTCATCTACCAGATCTTTAGTGGTCATTAAAATTTCTGGCCCACCAACAATCCATATGGTTTTATTTGGATTGTCCACAGCAATTTTTTTAATAGACTGAACTATATCGCCTTTGATAGTTTTAACATTGGTGTATCCGAATATGGGTCGATTGGTAATCACAAACGTGGTTCTGTCAGGCAAAGGCTTGGGCATCTTAGGGTCGTCCCATGTACGGCGGCCCATGATGACTATATTGCCTGTTGTCTGTTCTTTAAAATATTTTAAATCTTCGTTGTGGTGCGGCCATGGGAGGGAGCCATTGAAACCCATTCCTCCCCAATGATCTACTGCAAATATACTTTTAATCATAATTTATTAAGCAGCTTGTTAGTCTGTGGCTGGACTGTGGCTTCAACCGAATCTATGTCTATAAAATAATCAACATCGTCGATATACATATCCAATTCTTTTAAACGATCTTCTATGTGTTCTTGAATTAGATCTGCGTCATGACCTTGTGACAACAACTGTTTGATATCAACTACCACAGTAGTACCATCCTTGAGATATACTAAAAGTTTTTCTAGTACATGAACAGGGACGGCTTTTTTATCTATATCTTTAAGAATATTTTTCCAGTGATTTCTGCTACTAAGATTAAGTCGCTTTGGCTTTTGTGGCTTTTTTGGTTTTTGTTGTGCCATTTGTTGTCGTTGTACCATTTAGAGCGTTCGCTTCCTCTTGTAATCTTGCAGCTTCTGTCAATAATGACTGAGCTTCTCTTTTCATTTTTTCTGCCTGCGCCAAACGTTGTGTCGCTAGTTGTTCGTCGGACAATATGTCACTTAGTGCAACTGTGTTGTCTACTACAGCAGGGGTACTTCGACTTTCAGCCGGTGCACGGAGCTCTCCCATATCACGACCTTCGTTGACACGTTTCTTACCAGTCATACCACGACCGGCATCCAATTGGGCCATTTCTTTAACTGCTTCTTCACCTAACGCCATCTTGTCTAAGATACCATTAAGCTCGTCTAATCTAACGTTGCTCTTCATGTCTGGGGTAACAATAACTTGATTAGTGGGTACTTTCTTAATCATACCTTCGCTGTGCAATGTTTGTAATGCGTTACTGCCGTCTACCATGGTATAACGGAATAAGTAATCGCTAAACTCTTTTGCCTGTTGTCCAGACTCGCTCTCCAATGCCTTCATGATATCATCGTGAATATGTCTTGGTAATGTGTCTGGATATACGACTAGACACATGTGGTCTTCGCCGGGAACTTTCCTCCATAAAATAGCAACTCTTTTGCTATTGTGTTTGCCTACGTGCTTGATCATTCTTGATCTCCTTGTTGATTGGTTTGGGGTTGAGTGCGTTGAACTGCACCTGTGGATTCCAGGAACGCATAGAGTCTTTCGTAAACTCCACCGACCGTGGTAAATTCTTCGGGTTTAAATGCACCCCGATTGCTAGCTAATTGAAAGATTTCAAGTGCAGCTACTAAGTCTGTTAATTGTAAATTGACTTCTGACTGCGTTGGTTCAGTTGGTTGATCTGACATTGTTACTCCGAATAATATACAACTATTTAAACCTGTATATCTCCGAAGAAAAATTTTTTAAAAAATATTATTTTCCCAACTGTTAATTTGATCCAAGAATAAGCTAAAATAACTGGCTTCACTGTGAATTTCAAAAGCCACACAGTGCTGTATCTTAGAGTTTTCGTTATAAACGTTACCGGACCAAAATCTTCCTTGTAGATTTTCGTAAACCCAATCTTTGATATTTTTTTCTTTGGTAGCCAAATCAAATGCCACACGGCAAAAATGCGGAGGGCAATGTGGCAACTCTCTGAGTCCTGCCACGTTTAACGGATTTATTTCACCGTGTTTCAGCATCACTATGATCCTTGGACAACTCACACATCATAATAAATTGATCGTATGCGGCCCTCACACTTGCATTTATCATCAATTTATCAGCTTCCATCTGCAAGGCACGGATGCCTGCTTCGGCAATGTCACGACTGCTTGCCCTGCTTAAACATCTAGCATCTTCTCCGAATACCTTGATCAAATGTTCCCAAGCCGCCAGTTGTTCCGGTGTAAGAGCACGGGTTTTTGGTTGAATTTCACTAGCATTGCGAAGTGCTTGGCACATGGCTTCTTCAGCAATGCGCCCGGCTGCAATCAAGGCCGCATGGTTAGGGTCAACGTTGTAACGAGTTGATTTCCCACCGGGGTAGACATCAACAAGATGTGTGCCCTTGGGCAAACCATCTATTAGATTGCTGTCATACTCAGATACTGGATAATATCTGCGCCCACGTTTTTCATAAAAGATTTTTTTCATATCAATGCAAAAGTGGATTTTATATGGATAGCTTACGAATGATCCGATAATCGCACACTTGTAAGACCGGCTAGCATCTGAAATTTATCCCACGCATCTTTAACTATTGCATTTTGATCTAATTCAGAGTCTGGCAAAACTGTTTCTAGCCAGTAGTAAGGCAAACGCCGGGGACTAGCACCAAACTTGCGTGGCTGATGCATCTTGCCTGTATCGTACAATTCAATGCTGACACTACGAAACTGATCTTCATCGTGGTAGCCAGCCCATTCAGGATTACTTTGACTAAACATATTGTGTTGGTAAGCATTTTCTGTGCCGCCGCCATAGCCAATCCAAATGCCTGACCATTGCGCATCATCATGTGGATCAAAATTTGTACGAGTAATTAACACAAGAACATCGTCGATATTTACTTTACCATCCACAATGTCTCGGATACATCGGCTATAACTGAGTCCAATTTTCATTCTTTGTTCTTGGGTAAAATTACATTATTGTGAACATCACGAACATGTTCTACGTCTTGGTGTTGTCTGCGTTCTTGCACGGTGCGACCGCCGTCTTGGCCTTTACGGGTATGTCGGGGATTGCCGCATAGTCCACACTTGGGATTGCCGCAATCCATTGCATGATGTTTGGCCAAACGATGTGGTTGAGTATCGTAAATTTTATTATAACTATGTGCGTCTTTAGCAATTTTTAATTGTCTAGCAATCGCTACATCAGTTTTATGTCTACGTTTCGAATTAATAAATTTTGCAAGTTCGTTGCTCATATGTTAACTCAAACTCCTGCAAGTCGTTTGGCTTCTTCATAGTGTGCCCACACACCAAACTCTGGTTCGACGTCGGGGTTGCCTTTAATGACCCATACTGTATCACAATAGTCTTTAATTTCATTTGGACGGAATCCAAAGAAACAGTAGTCTGTAAACATAATCAGTTTCTTGGGTTCGATATCGTTTTCTTTTAACCATTCCCAGACACAATGCGGATCAGTACCACCGCCACCACCGGGTTCGTAACTGGTAATATCTTCCATGTTTTCGCTAGTATACAGCACAGGATTGTAGACTTCAGTGTCCCAGGTCAATATACGAACTTTATACTCGTCGTAGGCTTCCATAATGCCTTTAACTTCGCTCAAAAAGTCCTTCAAGTCTTGTTCACTGATACTGCCCGAAGCGTCAATTCCTACGCACACATCAATCTGTGTGCCCGGATTCATGCCAGGCATAACAGCATCCAAGTGCCAGCTACGACGATTTGGTCTCATCCAAGTAAAGTCGTCTTTAACAGTAGACTGGATTTGTTGTTCCAACAGCTCTTGCCAATTAACTACAGGTTTTGTCAAATCTTTAATTAGACGCTTAACACCAGCCGGCACATTACCCACGCCCACAGCCTGTGCAGCCTGCAACAATGCTTCACGGATTTCGTCTTTGATTTGACGACGTTCCTCGTCGCTTAAACGTGGCCTGCCTTTGCCTTCGCCTTCTTTTTCATCGCCGCCATCACCATCGCCTTCGCCATCCAAGTGCTCATCGATCATTTGTTCTAGCAACTGACCGATGTCGATTTTTTCTGCGTTTTCGTACAAGTCGTCGTAGACTTCTTCGGCGCTCCAACCTTTGTATTTTACATCATACAAGCAAGGAGTAATTTTGTCGCCAATACGTTGTTCGATTAAGTCAGCATTAACACAAAAGTCAGCGGCACAATTAAATAGACGGGGGTCTCTATCCAAACCAACACGGGCCAAATGGTCATACACGTTATGCAACACTTCGTGACCAAACAAGAATTCAACTTCTTTGGGTTTGAGTTTGTTGACAAATTCAGTATTGTAATAAAAGTTTCGACCATCAGTTGCGGCTGTGGTCAACCAACTGTCAGCATTGACCAGTTTAAGACGAGTAGCCAAGTTACCAAAAAACGGAGCCCGGAGCAAGAGTCCAATACGTGCAGTTACTAGTTTTTCTCGAACAGTAAGATCCAAACGAGCATCTACCGTGTCAGATAGACGGCCGCCTAATTTGGGATTAATTTTAGATTTTTCAGATGAAGTGGTTGCCATGTGTACTCCTGTTTAATACTTATATTATACTACAATATTGAATTTCGTGCAAGTAATACCTTGGTATTAATAATTAAAGACCACATTGTATCTAAATAAAATTGGGGGACTTACGGTCGAAAGGAGAGAAATGCCCTGCCCCGTGACTCTTTTATTTTTGGCTTGCGGCAATAATGTACTTACCGAAACGCTTGTGGAACTCGTCGAAGTTCTTGAGCTTGCCCGGAACAAAAGGCAAATCGTAAGTGGTAAGCGCAACTCGAGCACCCATAACAGTCAATTCTGTACTAAAATTATCCATCATGTACTTGAAGAAGTTATCCGCCATACTATGCCATTCGTCTTTTGGCTTTTCGCCTTTGATTGGTGCCGCATCCTTCAACTCATAGCACATAGCAATAGTCAGGGAGTACATGGCGGACACTTCTTTAACTTTGAGGTCTGTTACTTTGCCACTCAAAATATCCGCAGGCTTGGGCAATTGACCTGCAACTTTACGGTGAGCCATGAACTTAACTGCAATACCTTCACCAACTGCACCTGCAATCAAATCAGTCAATTCGCCATCTGTCAGATCGTCTTCCAACAACTCCGACACAAAGTTCCAAGAACGGGGAGTAGCAAACGAACGTGAGCTAGAACGTGGATCAAAATCAAACAAGTCTTGCTTGGCAAAACCAACATAACCCACAACGTCCTTATGGACTTTATTGTGAACAGCCCAGTTCTCCCAACTAGAATGATCCACACGCATTTCCAAGTGGACAAAGCGGTTAGCCAACGGAGCAGGCATACGATAAGTGACACCTTTGTCACTTTCACGGTTACCTGCGGCAATAACCACAACATTGTCTGGCAAATGATACTTGCCGATACGTCGATTCAAAATCAGCTGATATGCCGCCGCTTGAATACTGGGAGCTGCTGAATTCATTTCGTCCAAGAACAGAACAACCACAGGATGTTCTTTAGCAGTGGCTTCGCTAGGCAAGTCAATTGGTGGTGCCCAATCCATAAGACCCAAGTCTTTATTAAAATAAGGAATGCCGCGTAAGTCTGTAGGCTCCATCTGCGCCAATCGCAAATCAATCATATGACCACCAAGTTCTTGCGCGATACTGGCTACCAATTCAGACTTACCAATACCGGGAGGCCCCCACAAAAAGAGAGGACGTTGTTTCTTAAAACATGTCTTAATACTACGACGAGCAGATTCAGACGTCACTGTTCGGTGTTCACCGATTGCTTCTTTAGCCATTGCTAACTCCTTTGCATTAAAAAATATATTATAACTGATTTACGAATTATTGTCTGTTGTATTTTTGCAACAATTAAACATTTTAATCCATGGGCACATCACGCATTGGTTTGCGTCCAGTCCAATGCCCGTAGGTTACACAAAGACCTTTGACTTTGATGCCCATCGGGGATTCGGCAGTTTCTACGGATACCTTTGCACTTTGGCATGCCCGTTGATCTTGCAACACCACATGTCGTTTGTCAAGATAATCACCGCCAGGACTAAACATGGAAATAATCAATACCCATTGATTCATGCTGTCACCATCTGACCTTCAACAATCTCCAGCATGTTGGCCGGGATCTTCCACAGGCCGCCGTCCTTATCATTACGAACTGTGACATATTTAATGGCAATCTTTTTTACAGTGCCTGTGGCACCCGCGGGGTTCTTGGAACTGACCCAACGCACTCGAATGCCCACATCCAGGTTGCGTTTGACCTGCTTGCGAAGACTGGTTTGGTTGAAACGTATAGCATCAGCCATGCTACGAAGTTCCACGTCAGTCCACTTGCCAAACATGATAGCAGAATTAACCTGCTGAATTGATGTAAGTTTTTCCATTCTGGGCTCCTGTTAGTTTCTATACAAGTATTATAACAAAATCTTGAATTATGGACAACCAAAATCAGTTGGCCATTAAAGTGATTTGAACGTCAATGCCTTCGTGCGTGATGCTCACACCCACTGGGCGACCATCGCCTGTAAAGCTGCTGTGACGGCGATCGTAAGCCAGTTTTTGGATGGCCAGTCGCAGGGCAGCACCGTGGCTTGCTGTGGCTATTTTTGTGTAGATGTCATTGATGGTACCGTACATGCCAAAACCGTTGACGATAAAACGAATTTTTGTGCTGTTACTAAATCCTGATACGTGTCGCATTTGGGCTCCTGTTTTGTTACTCTATGTCTATATTATAGCAAAAAGGCGAATTTCGGACAAGAAAAACCCTGTATCGAACAGGGTTAAAAAGTAGTACTTAGGTGTTACTTTCTAAGTTGTTCAAATAAGTAGCTAAATCACTGCCCTGTAATTGTAGCCAAACAGCGTCCTGATCATCAAATACAATAAACTTATTGGTTCTACTCCAGTAGTAATATGGTCCAGGAAAAAACCGTTCCAACTGAAGTAAATTTTTATTAGTTAATGGTTTGTCTAACTCGAATATATGTGTTTGGAGTTTGAGTTCTTTGACCACAAACTGATAACCCGTCATGCTAAATCTGAGACTATTTTTATCGGTAAAATTATGCCAAAGGAATTTTAGAAATGCAGGTGATTTACCAACTTGCAGGGAAAATATTTTCGTTAACTGATCTTGATTATATCTTTTACCCATGCATAAACGGTTTTAAAAGACTGTACCATTCTGGAAATGCATCAGAGAAATTTTGATTTCTAATTTTATCTAACAAGGTCACTTCTTGACAAAAGATAGGCCACTGTACATCACAACCAGGCAAAGTCTGATCCAGTAATGTTTTGGATTTTGAATTAAAAATTCTCTTAGATAATATTTTTTTAACTGGTTCCGGGATATGACGTATATCGTAATGTTCGGGACTATGCACAAAATTTGTTTCTATGGGCAACTGATATTTTCTTAAATTTTTAATTATATTATCTAAATCAAATATGTTGTATGTTGACACAGTTAGTGTAATATGGCATTGGATATTACCATGACTGTTACAAAGTTGTTGATATTTTTCTAAATTGGTAAAAATTTGATCAGCATTGGATTTATGACGAATGTATTCAAGTTGGGCACTGTTGTCGCTGTCTACACTAATACCTATGCTCACTGATTTATACTGTTTAAGTATTTCTATATATTGATCCTGCCATATTGTGGCGTTTGTGTGCAACTGAAGATCTATATGACTGCTATAACCTTGATCCACTGCCAGTTTCAGACTTTCCCACATGCTAGGCGCCAACATAGGTTCGCCACCGTATATGTCAATGAACACTAATTGTTCAGCCCACTTATTTAATACAGGCCATATTTTATCATTGTCGGAATTAAACCCTAACCGTATGGTTTCAAATTGATTAGTGTAGTCTTTAAACGTTCCCACGAACTTGTTCCGTTCCGTATCCAATTGATAAAAATCTTGGTAAAGACTAGTACTGGTTGCAGGATTACACATTCGGCAGCCAAGATTACAAACGTTTCCGGGTTTAATAATTATTATTTTTGGTTGACTTTTTACAGGCTCTAAATCGCCTAATAGTCTATTCCTACTCTGACGAGGACTAGTTACTCCTGCATCTTCAAAATCCCAGCAAGCCTTGCATCCTGGTAGTCGGACACCTTTATCCAGGCCCGCGGCAATCATTTTTCTAGTGGGGCTATTCCATGCAGATTCGAGACCGTGTTTGTGTAAATAGATTTTTTCTCTACCACCTGTTTCTAAACTTTGGGTGTTCAGATTGCAAACGCAAACATCGCCTTCGTTTTGCATGGCCAGACTAATGTGTGGCATCACGCAATATGTTGCGCTTTTAGGGAAAGATTTGGTCTCCACTTTTCAACAATGTTACAGTGAATTTGTCGGTCTTGAAAAGATTGTTTAGTTTCTTGGCTAGGTTAATGGCGTGACCTGGATTACTAAAACTAGTCTTTTTATATTTGGGACCAGGGTAATTGACGAGAATATTACCGGATTTCAAATTAATCGGTTGCTGGTCATAAAAGACAGCCCAGATACCTTCGCTCTCGAGTATTTGTTCACTCTTGTAATTGGCTTTGTTTACGTATTCTATTAGAACGGTTGGTTTTGGTCTACTCATAATAATTTTTGACTGGCTAATTATTTATCCGATTAATATGCGCAGATAATTTTACCAGTTGCCACCGTCCATCTTGACATCGACTGTGTTTGCCACAGGTAAACTTTCCAATTTTTGACTTAGTGTAGCACAATGATTGAGTAAATCAAAAAGGTCTGCATGCAGATTCCTTGCCTCTTGCGCACTTAGTATAAGTTGTTTACTTTGTGAACTGTTTAACAGTTTGATTTTATCATTGAACATTTTTAGATGGATCGTGAGATTATTTTCCATTTGCAACTCTTAACTGTTCTTGCATTTCTTGTTTACTAGTAAACGGTCCTTGAAATTCGTAACGATTCAATGTAATGAATTTGGGACAATAACTCTTGACCCAGCCGTTATTAAATTTGATAATGTAATAACCTGCGCAATAATAACTTTTGCTCTTGTTGGTTTTGGTGTAAACAGGGAATTGATGTTTTACATCCCATAACACATTCCACGGTTTATGACTAGTGGGAAACTCGTAAGCACTATATTGTGCCATTGACTGTTTGGCTTTTTTTGTTTCTGTGTCAAATACCACATTGATGTCTTTACTTAACAATTTAATGCTGGGGTAAATTCGTCGTGACGCACCGTCGACATACACAAACCCGCCTTCTTCTATTGCTTGGATAGTTGCAATTTTTTCACCTTGCTCTTCCACAATCCAGTATTTGTTTTTTAAAATAGGTTTTGCAATTAATTCAATCATGTGTGGCTCCTTTGATGTTTAAATTCTCGTTTTAACCAGTACTTGTACATTTGAAAATATCGATCTGAATCTAGTGTAGGCGCTTGTTTATATCCTTCGCACTCTGCCAGATACTCATACCATTTTTCTCTACACCAAAATCTAAAATTCATAATAGAAATCGTTTTTGAATAGATTCTATACTCTTTTCGATGGTTGCTTCTACCATGCCTAGATCAAATGTAGTAAAGGCATGATGCTTGTTGGTATTCTTTACGGCATCAAGGCATTCATCAATAAGCAATCGTGCAAATTGTTCTTGCACGTCTGGATTAATCGACGGATAATGTGCGCCACCTGCTTGTAAACTTAGTTCTTTTAATTTTTCATTCATTTGGTGTTTCTCGGAATGCTTGCGGTTGCTTCAACTGCTGGGTAACTTGCTGATAAAAACTCTGCAAAACTGTTAGATTGATCGCTCAGTTTAATCAAATCATACTTGCCACAGAACTTTAAAAATTGTGCGCCGATCATTGGTCGATTCAACTGTTGACTGTTAGCGGCAATAGTTTCTGCAATCCAAACCTTGACATGGTCGGGCTGTGCAGCCAAATCTACCAGTACACGATTACGATAGTAGTCGTCTAATACTTTGTGTTCTTCGTTATTGTGATCAGTCCAACTTTGCAGCATGAGATTGTTCCACGCGAAGCCTTTGTTGTCGCGATCTTTGTACGCTTCTTCTAATTTGGTTTTACGTACACCAGGAAAGGCCGAGAACACATTGTCAGTGGGGTCACCACGCATGCATTTCTCAAACAAAATCCAGTTAGGGTCCGGAATCTTCTTGGGTTCCTTGGTCTTCTTGTCAATGACCGGTTTGCCTTTTTTATCAAAGATACCTTTCAGTGTGTGTAGTTCATCGGCGATACCGTTATACTGATTCACATTGTCTGCCAGTAACTGATGAAAGTCTGTGTCCGAACTTACAATAGTGTGCTTATCTTCAGGGTGACTTTGGATCCATCCTGCCACCAAGTCATCTGCTTCCAAGTGTTCGTGCCGGATAACAGTACAATTTGTCTTTTCGCTGAGATAGGTTTTGAGAGCATCAAAAGTTTCCCAAAACAGTCGATCTTCTTCTGCTTCTGCTTCTGTGAGCGCCGCCCTTGCGACTGCCCGATTTTTCTTGTAGGGCTCATAGTAGTCCTTGCGCCACGAGCGACCTTCTAAGCAGAAAACCACGTGATCTGCTTTTTGATCTCTCCATGCTTTGTTAACGCTACCCAGGGTAACGTGGATAGCGAAGCCCAGACGATCCCAGGTGTCACTTTGACGATGTGCCGCATGACGGGCACGAAAGAATGTATTGGCTGTGTCGACGATTAGATAATGCATGATATAATAATAGCATATTATAGGATTCTCGTCAATGGTTTAATCAAATTGGCCGCCCATGCTTTTTGGGCAGTCTCACCAAAATAACCAAATTCGTTAGCCGTGTGTTTGTGATCCTGCATCCATTTAATATAGTCTGCGTGAGGGTGGATAATAAATTTTACGTTATTCGATTTGAAGAAATCTGCCAGTTCCCGGACCTGCTGTTCTTCAAATTGGTCCAGTGCAATTATAGCTACAATCTGTTCATTGACAGGATTTTCCTTGATGAACTTTTTAGTAGCATCAACAATTTCGTTGTCTGACAGATACTGCCTAGCTTCTATAATAGGTCTGGCTTTGAGTACTCTGCTTAACACACGCCCAAAACTCACATCAATGTTTTTGGGATGACCTACTCGACCCATCCACCATAAATCGATATCGTCATCAGCATGCATTGCATTGACAGCAGCATAGGCGGCTGCATAATGTTCATTTCCATTAATATAAAGAATCATAGTTTGTCTATGTGTGAAAGTAAAAATTTTGCCCAGGTTTCGTGTGCATCTGGTCCATAGTGATAGAATTTTGGATTAGCAGGTTGATATCCGTTATTTTGCAACCAATGGTAGTATGTGCTGTTTCGATCATATGGATCAATGTAATTATTACCCCAATCATATCTAGTTTTATTGTGTGCCACAGCATAAAAGAAGTGACTGTAACAGTTAAAAAATAAATGTTTAATTTTTTTATCTAGCAGTACTTGATGTAAGCACCAAATGTTTTCGTGATTTCGTTCTTCTACACGATTTTGAAATTCCGGGCTACAACTATCTATAACCCACTGTTTGTATTTATCCGCTAGCGTAGGATGCACAGTGTCGGTACCGCTAGCTGTAATGTGATAAGATTGATCATAGTACCACCACGTTTCACGTTCCCAAGTACTCCAGCCAATAATTAATAGATCCGGGTGGTTATTCTCTAGGTACTTCATTGTACGGGAAATAATAGAGTCATTGCTACAAGCAGGAACAGCTTCGCATGCGAATTCTGCACCCAGTGAATTGGCTACGTGACGTCCATAACTGAATTCGGGCCCACCAGCATCGTGGCCAGCACTGTGACTGTCACCATTCACATACAGGATCATTAACTTACTTCTGTGCGACCGTTGCCCAAATCTTTCTTTTGAACACCAGTAAGGGGTCTGGGGTTGTTTGCTTCGTATTGCTCGTACGTTTCCATAACAACATTTCGGCAAACATCCTGGAACCATTGGTCCACTATTTGTGCATCATCTTTGCCTTTGTAGCCCGCACGTAATAACTTGGTAATAAACTGTTCATTCCAATCCAATTCAAAGGCACCCTGTCCAATATTTTCGGGATCTAGTTCCACTTTAATAATAGATACATAAGGCTCTCCTTTTTTAGTAGCGTCTGCTTTGGGGTCTTTAGTTTTGATTACAGTGGTTGTTTTTTTCGCAGCCGTTGTCTTTGCGGCTGCTGGTTTCTTTGTTGCCATGTTAATTTCCTTTTAATTTTCAAATTATAAAATGTGTTTCTATCATCATTTGCCCCAGCCGTTGCCCCAAAGATCAACATGTAGTCGTGGGCTATAGTAGTAGCCCTTGGTTAGTGCCCAGTCTGCAACCTTTACACGATTTGCAGCATATGGAGTGACAACACCACCTTGTGGCATAACATAAACAACTCCTGTAAAGCCGCCTGCACGAAACTCGTTAACAGCCTTTTCGACTTCTGCAAAGTGTTCTTCTGTTTCCACCACAAACTTCAAATAGACTGTGCCGACTTCTTGATAACTGTTGACAACATCTGGACAAATAGCTTCTTCCCACTTTTCTCCCGATGCACTTAGTTTAGCACTAACACTGAATGTAATTTCTCTATTGGGACCAAATTTTTCTTTAAGATATTGTTTGAAACTTGATTGTAACTCCTGAGTACCATTTGTTTCGAATGTGATATTTTTTATGTCTGCCATATGTTCGTGACTTAGCAATTCTTCATACACACGTTGCCAACCTAGTAAAGGCTCACCGCCCGTGATCACAAGATGTACGTCATTGCCATTATCCTGTGTCCACTTGTGATTGGGTGTTAGTGTTAACATCTGTGCAACTAAGTCATTGGCTTCAATAGTAGGACTCAGATGTTTGAATGCAGGATGCCATGACGCATACGAATCACATCCGGTTTCTACTAGAGGTAGTTCTTCAAACTTGTTATATAGATGCACTACTTCGGCCACATCATCTGCACCTGTACTCTTTTCTCCTGGCTTACAACCAAACCCTGCACAGGTAAAGTTACAACCAAAGGTTCGTAAAAACACACTAGGAACGCCAACAAAACGTCCTTCGCCCTGTGCAGAATAAAATAGTTCACTTACTTTGAGTTTCATATATGTTTGACCATTGTTTAAGTTTTTGTTTCTTTGCAGATTTGGCTTCTTCCAAGGAACGTATATCCAATATTCCTTGCTGGATTAAAATATCAACCATGGCCAACACATCGCCCACTTCCGATTCGAACATTTTTTTATGTGTCATGTGTGTTTTATAATGCACAGAATCTATACCAAATCTACGGATTTTACTTACTTCGACGATAACTTCGGCACATTCTTCTTGAAGGATGCCTAAAGTTTCTAAAATTTGTTCTTGAGTTTTTCCAGGTTCCATAATTACCAATGTCTAATAACACCAGCCACAATAAAGCAGTTGGTTACGATGTATGTTAACACAATTACTGTACGAATGCAAGCAATACGATCAGCTTCTTTGTCTGTATTTCCGGATTTTTCTCCCAATGATTTGGCCCACATACGCCAAATTTTATTTCTTTGTAAACACATAGATACCTTCCCACTTTTCTCTGCCGGTTTTTTTGTCATTTCCTACTCCGGGTCTAGTGTTTAACATCATTTTGATAATGCCCCGGTGACGGAAACCCGACTTCTCGGCAGTTTCGATCCATTTGTCTACTACAAAATATTCTTTGTTTCCATAACTCTTGTAATCAGCAATATTGGTAGCAAATACACCATCTGTGGTTAGACCATTATATATATTTTTCATTGTTGGGGCAGCATATAATTCAAACCAATCGTCTAGTGTGGCACAGCGAACCATACACTGTGTTGGCTCGTCGCAGTATTTTTCTAAATTAAAATATGGTGGACTACTAAAAGCAAGATCGATGTCCTCGGGTTGAAAATTTTCACTGACATCGCAATGAATAGTGGCTGTACGACCATATGCTTGGTCTATTAGACTAGACAGATATTGTAGATTAGCAAATGTTTCTGTATTGGGGTCTATTCCGATATATTTGTAACCTAACTTGCTACTAGTGATGCCCAACATCCTGCCACCGTACCCTGCGGAATAATCATAAATATTCCCCCACATCACAGGACATAGATGTTCCGCAATGGCTCTGGCATTTTGCGGCTTAAAGTTTTGTATGTTCTCACCAGTTACCAATTCAAGACTTCTGCGTAAAGCAGTTGGGTGTACTAATTTGCTACCTTCCCTAAATTCAAAGCAAATTCGTATAGCACGTTCCAATTTAGCATCGTTTAAGAATCTATCACGCAAACTGTTTGATCCACGGCCTTTTGGTTCGGCAGTCATCATGTTAGGAAACATAAAACGGTTGATTGTTTGTCCCCGATTATTTCCTAAACTTATCACATTATTGGACACAGGGTTAACACCTTTGCTTTGAAACAGTCTTAACTCGTTAATTAATCCTTGTTCAGTATAATAATCTATTGGTACTAGATTAATAGATCTATACAATTCTTTTACTTGATTAATGGTATCTGCGGGATCTTTTTTATAAATCTCGACTGTAAATTTATCCAATTGATCGTATATGGGTTCGTATCCAGTGAAACAATCACCGTGTATGTTTGCTGGTTGTATACCCCACTGTTGATATAATTTCTCAATCATTATGTTCCGCAATCCATTCGCCATGGGCATGTGCTTAACATTAGTGTTGAACAATCATCTTCGCCAAAACACGGCGGTTTAAATTGATCATCTCTTTTTAATCTAATAAGCGTATGTATTTGCATACGTTCTGCGCTATCGACTTTTCCGACGTTAGAATACCTTGCCTCTGCATTTAATAATTCTTGCATTTCGGTCATGTATTCTTTCCATTCTATTATGCAAACAAGTCCTCGTTCCATTCTCTGTGTCCTTCACGGTATGCCATGTTGCTTTGTGTTTCGCGAACTTCCACACGGTAGCACCATAAACGAGCTGCTTCACCTGGCCCCCACATTTCTGGAATGTAAACACCATTAACATACTTGTACAGCATGTCACTTAGACCTTCACAACCCAGTCGGGGTAACACAACAATCTTGGCCATGTTCCGTTCTTGCAACAACTTGAATGTCTCCATCTCTGGATCATCTTGTGCCACAATAAGTGTATGGTCAAATTGATCTTCAAGTGTCTTCTTTAGTTCTTTCAACCCACCATAATCGGCCGCCCAGTTGCGGACATCTAGGTCATTTGTACCAAAGTAGAACTTCATTGAGAACGAGTAACCGTGTATCAAATTACAATGACTGTCTGCCCTCCACTGTCTGTATGCACATGGAAATGCGTCGTGGTACTCTTTGGTTGAGGTATATTTGTAAACTACTGGTGTCATGCTGTTTTCTCCTATGTTAATTTTAGCATAGGCGGCAGAGTTTGTATACCGGGATGAACGCCGAAGGCCGGTAATTGAATGTAATGAATCTAATTATATTGCAATTTAAAAAAAATGTCAAGTGTTTTCGGATGTTGATACTGGTCGATACAATAATTTTTGAACGTAGTATTGTGTGTTAAGATACTTCCAATTTTTATTTATGTTGCTATCGGAGTAGTCCCATGGCTCATAATTTAATCTTTTATCTTGATGGAATACATGATGACTTCTGTGCCATCCCTGATTGCATTGGAAAAACATCAAAATTACACTGTCTTTTCCTTTCCATTTATGGAAATAAACATCTGTGACTTTACCTGCTGTAATTCCAATAATAGCAGGATAAACATAAAAAGTAACCCAAGTCCAAAAAGGAAAAAACAGCAACCAAATTAAAATAGTACCTAAATGTATAGCAGGTCCGTATTTGTTAAAAAAATTCCAAGTGTCTTTGGAAAGTAATCCGCGATGATCGTCTTCGGTAAATTTAGATGCATCTAGTGCAGAATACATTCGCCCAAAACCTAAAATATATTTTAAAGCACCCTCAGCCCGAATCTTGAGATACACTGGATCTAAATGCGGTTTAACATCTGCGAATTTATGATGCGTTACATGATGTGGTCTTTGATTTCTCATTTTAGCCCCGTATGCATGAAAAACAAAAAAACTAAAATATTCGATAAATTTATTTTTTGGTTTTAACACACCATGCAATAGGTATTCATGACGAACAGTTGTATAGACGGGTAAGAAAAACAAGTAGTAGTAAAGGTATCCGTACACCAAATATTCCACAGGATACATTACTAGTCCAAACAGTGTTGCTGATACTAGTATCAAATAATATTGAGCAAATAAAAAAGTTAAAATCTTATTAAGAAACTGTTTGATCATGATAGTTGTGTGATAATTAATATTTATCGCCACCAACTTTCCCAGGGGAATTCAATCCAAACATCATTCTCGGCCTTGTTAATTTCTTCACCAACATAATCCATTTTAATATTACATTTGCTAGACATATTGTCAAACAAAACTGCAAATTTCACATTGTGGTTCCAAACATCTGCCCATCGCGGATCGTTGGGTAAACAACCACTGCGCCAGTCTTCCATAATCCAGTTAAAAGTCGCACCGCTGTCATTGATGTCGTCCACAATTAAAATATTAGGGGTGGAAATGTCCGGGTCATAACCGAATGCATCTTCCGCCATCCATAAGTTGCTTTCAGGTCCCATTCGATTATCACGCAAACTTACATTTAATGTATGCATCGGTACTCCCAAATAGTGGCTAATCATAGTAGCAGGCACCAATCCTCCGCGATTGAGACCAACGATATAATCAGGCCTCCACTCGCTGTTACTGATGTCTTTGCAGATATTGGCAACTAATCCCAATAAATCTTTGTTGTTTAAGTGTCGTTTATTCATCTCTTCTCCAAAATTTTGTCAATTAGTCTTAGGCCAGTGCGTTCAAGCAACATTGGTACTGAGCTCATTGTGTTCCTTTAAGTTGTGTTGAAATACTTTGTCCATAAATTTAAGCAAAAACATACTGGCCACGCTAGCATCCTTGCCTAAAAAATGTAATCTAATAGATTCATTGCCGTAATGACAGCATTTATAATTGTTATACGCTACATAAGGTTTGGTGACTTCTGTTCCTTTGAAATTAAAATATTTGTCGTATGTTACTATACCACCAATAGCATCGTACCATTGGACCATCTCGTCAGTTAGTTCCGTAATATCTACGGTAATGTTATAACATACCGTACAGCCATTGGGTAGTGCTATCACTTTAACGCTCTTTCGTTAAGATATTGTTCATGTGGGATCCACTGACCCCTGTTCATGAATCCCCAATCTCGTTGCTGTGGGCCAGGCATGAAAAGAGTCCAGCATTCTATTTCGGGATCTAACTCAATTCGATGAAAACTTTTTGCACTGCAAAAGCGAAAATGCCCCGGACCACGCCACTTTGAAATTTCACCTGTCTTTTCATTTTTACTATTGTACACAGGTGACCATTCCCAATAACCGCCTTTGAGTATAAATGTAGCATACGGCCACGGATGATCGTGTAAATCATCTGGGTCGGATTTTAAAAACTTGTGTAAAAAAACATTAAACGGAAATCGTTTTCTATCTTTAAGAAACAAATAGTATCTCTCTAGATAGGGTTCATCATTGACACGATCCATTACTACACGTTTCCGTCCTAGTCGTTCTAAGAGTTTAAGTAGCATCTGTTTCCTTGAAGTTTGTTGATCATTATATTACGAAAATGTTTTAATTGCAAGATTAAGAACACCGTTTGTCATAGATGACACAATTAAGTACCAAACATTGTTAATTTTTATTGGCATGGCAGGAGCAATATAATTGGAATCTGCTGATGTCTCTTTTCCGAATGCGCTGATTTTGGCCGTAATAATATTTGATTGATTGAACGTGCCGCTGCCATTATTCAACCATAATTGATTGGGATTAATATTCTCCCAGTCAAAATGCATTAACCAAATATCTTTATGACCATCACCATTGAAGTCAATGAATTTTGGAATATAAGAGCTATGAGTTGATGTGTTGTAATTAATAATATTTGAATCTGTCGCATCTGTGAATACAAAATTTCCTTGATTGAGGTATAACTGCATCTTGCTTCGCTTGCCTCCTCCGTTGTATCCACTTATGATAACAATATCGAGTAATCCATCCGAGTTCACATCTGATACTGCACAAGATACATCATGACTATATTCAACCCCAAATACGGTTTGTGTTAAACCCAAATTTCCTCTATCAAAATAAGGAACCGGCAAGGTATATGTTTGTGTTGGATTTAGGTTATTGTCTAATTCAAATATCATTGAATCCGAAATAGGAGAAAATTGTGCATCAGTGTATATGTCTGTAATTAGCACTTGTGATCTTCCTGTGTTGTTGAAGTCAGCAATGCACACACCATTACCGTTCATTCCGGTGCCCGCGGATTTAAAACTAAAGTTTCCGCCCCCGTCATTAATCCACATGTGACCACTGCTGCTAACAACATCAATGTCGCCATCATTGTCAACGTCCCCGGCAGTGGCACCGTGATTATAAGTTGCCGTAGAGTATTCTGTTTTGGCATGCGATTGCCCGGGCCTACTGATATAAAACACACTCTTATAGGAATAAGGCGCCACATCCATAAATCCGGGCAAGAATATATCGTCTATGCCGTCTTTATTAAAATCTGCAATGATGGAATATTGTACAGACCAAGATACTGCTTCGCCTAAAATTTGTGTAGTAACATCAGTCAATCCCGAAGATTCTGCTTTGAAAATTTTCACCGGTGCAATCTTTGTTGAATTATTACTACTACTAGCCGATAGCCATCCGGTGGCTATAATGTGTGTTGCGCCGTCATTAGTAAAATGACCGGTATTAAGCGAAGGTACAAACCCGTTGTAATTTAACACGGTCTTATAAGAGACTGCATTAGAGGCAGGACTACTGCTTTCTCCGCCGCCGCCTCCGCCTCCGCATGCGGTTAATACTAAAGTAAACAAAAAAGGAATGAGTGTTTTCATTCCTTTATTATACAATCAACTTGATTTTTTGTCTGTTGTTTTTTTACTACATGCGCAACATGTTCATACTGACAATTTCAGCGATCCTTGCAGATGCTTCTTCGTCATCGTGGATCACATGATTGACCCAGTTGTGTGAATCTGTTTTACGGTCGTAGATCCTGACAGTGATCACCAGTCCTCCCCTTGCAGGTGTAACTTCAAATCTCATACTATTTTCGGAATCAATTCCCTTGGTAGATCCAGAGTCAATTCGCAGGTCTTGTGTGTATGATGTGTCATCGCTATCCAACCAATTTTTAATCCAACTTTTAAAACTCATTTTTTTCCTTAATACTTGGGGTGCTTTTACAGTAATACCCTTTGACTTCAACACACTATTTGCATGTTTTGGCTTCATTTTTTGCGGAGCAAATATTTTACAATTTGACATTATTTACAAGTCGTTAACCACTGATCAAAAAGATCTACTGCTTCCTCAAATGCAATAGCCCAAACTTTAGCAGCAATTTGGTCTCCATCGATTTTGATATCGTACGGAATTAATCCATTAAATCTAAAATCATCGGGAAGTTCTGTAGTAACTGTAAATTCCTGTAAATTCTTTGCCCTAAAGATCAAGTTAGTGGCCATGTCGACTGAATTCATTTGTACTCCTTAATGTCCTTGTGCTTGACAATGATAAAGTTATATATGCGATTGTCATGCCGGATAGGTAAATCTAAGTGTATGGTGATCTCAGGACCATCCCGGTGGTTGAGCAAACGATCGTTACCGACTGTGCCCACAAACGGAATCTTGTTCCACTTACCAAACACACGATCGCCCATGTTCCATACGGCTTGGTAGCCTATACGGTTAAAGTAATCAGTTTGATTGCCCATGCTGACCCATTTTTTTGCCAGACAGCAACAAGTTTGCCACTGAAACAAACAGGCTCAAACTGCCATAAGTCATATCGCCTCGAGCAAAGTAATCTGCGGCAACCATCAAACTAACACCTGACACAAAGCCAGAAATAACATCTTGATGTTTTATTATCCATACGTACATTATGTTAAATCCTTAAACATTGTTTTGCGTCCGTCTTCACCAATGTGATAGTCGAACAATTCTCTTGTGCGTTGCAACATAGCACAAGCCATCATCAATTGATCTTCACGGCTATCGCACATGAGGATCTGTTGCTCTATCGGACTCATGAGTTCGGTCATGCGTTTTTGAATCTCGCTCATATCTTTCTTTCGTGAATCATTGATTCAATCATATTGCCATCTTCATCTGCTGATGCTACGATTCTATCTAGTGAAACCACTGGATCCCATGGTTTACAGTACTTGGCACGATTCTTGCGTCCGACTGCTGAGTCTGGATCATAGTCAATATAGGTAAACTCTGTGCCATCGCATTCGGGACAATGGTCGTTATAATCTGCATCTTCGCGACGCTCTGAACCCATTCCTACCCAACCGCATGCTTTATTATCACATGTTTGGTCTGGTGGCTCTGGTGGCTGATTGACCCAGCTACTGGTGTCCCAGTTGTACCCTGACCAAGTGACAATCTCTCCAGTGATGGGATTGAACTTGCCATATTCCCATTCACCAAACTGTGTGCCATCCCAGTAGGCTGATCCATATGTTGTTCCAAAGTGCTTCCATGTACAACTGTAGTAGCCGGGCAAAGTGGGTTGAACTTTCTTGAACTTGAATGTCTCGGACCGTTCCCAAGTAGCGGGACTGACGCCATGCGGAGGGTGACCCCAATCTTTTTCTTCAGGAGCATAAGTTTCCCAGGTGTTGCTGTCTTTCACAAGATACATGCCAAAGTCACTGCTCTTGCCATCGGTGCTACCACCCCAATTGTCAATGTCTTCACCGTCATAGGTCACGCTGTTGACCAATTCTTCGCCATCAATGTCATCGTAACCCAAGGTCAGTTTGGTGATATCGAATGGTTGTGTGAGATCAATATTGCCTTCAAAGAATGTGCCTTTTTCGTTGCTGGTACCAATGAATACTACAGTGCCTGGGGGCTTGCTACCGACCCAGGCTTCATCATTGCATGACCATTCAGGGCCATCGTCGGTGCCGCCATCCATGTCTTCTAACCGCCGTTCAAATATAACAGTACCGTTCTCATCTTCAATCTGTAGTGTGCCGGCATTACGGCTAACACCATTGGTGTGTGCCATGTCGTCACATTCGTACCATGATCCGGGTGTGAATGGCAACTGGTCTACATCAAGGTTCATGTCATCTTGAACAGTCTCCTCATCACTCCAGGCAATTTCGGAAAGATCAACAGAATGCTCCATGCAGTAGTCCCATATTGCTCGATCCACTGTGCCCATGACCTTTTCACCACCGTAGCCCCACATGCTGATTTTATATGTGCGTGGTGTGAATTTGAGAACTTCGATCAATTTTTCTTGTTCGGCGATAGTTGAGTTTGTCATATTAGTCCTTTACTTGATATTGGGAATGTGGATAAGTTTGTTGCAACCATTCTAACAAATCTTTGGCATAAGGGAGTCTTATATTATCGAACTTGTTGGTAATGTATTTCATCGCGGTGCGAACTCTTGTTGCAATTTGATATTGTCAAAGAATTCTTTCTTAGTGCCCACATCTTCTTTAAATGCACCCCTTAGTACGGTTGTTTGGGTGAGACTACTATGTGCCATAATACCACGATTCTCACAACACCCATGGGTAGCCTGTATATAAACAGCAACGTCCTTGGATCCGGTTGCAAATTCGATTTCACGAGCAATATCCATACATAGTTCTTCTTGGAGAGTGCCACGTCGGGCACACCACTGTGCAATGCGGGTGTACTTCGATAAACCAATGAGTTTGGGACCAGCAATGATTCCAATATAAGCCACACCTGTAACAGGTTGGTGATGATGCGAGCACATGCTCTTAAGCTCGCTACGCACCACCAGCATACCATCGTAGGCTCCGTCGGTGTCATTTGGAAAAGCTGTAGCATTAGGGCTCGTCTCGTAGCGCCCAGCCATGATTTCGTTGAAGTACATTTTTGCCAAGCGTCGCGCTGTGCCTTTTGAGTTTGGGTCATTTTCTCTGTCAATCAATAGTGCATCAAGTACGCCTTCAAATGCTTCAGTGGCTTCATCAATGAGTTTTTCCTTGTCACCGTCATTGAGATATTCACTAATGTTGTCGCCTGCCCAGAATCTTTTACCGTCACGTTTGAACTTAAAGCGAAGATGATCACATACTCTGCCCAGGCCATAACCGCCGTTGCCTGCCATTGCGTCTAGTGCTGTTTCTTGTTTATCTGTCATGTTAGTCTATAATTGTGAATTGTCTTAAATCTGCATACTCAACGTATTTGGGTTTGGGTTTGTTTTCCTTAATACCTTGTAGTAATGCAATTCCTAGTTCTGCTTCTTCGGGCCTCGGTTTATAATGATACCCCACCTTGAACTCTTTTTGATTGGTCCATGGTACAGTATTTAGGTCACGTCCATCGTACCGCATACGAATCAGTGATTCATATGCACTGCTGTCATCTAGTAGTATAGCACCACCACGCCCTATTTGTAAAGGCTTATCATAACCAAAACTTAAACATTGCATGGTTCCGGGTCTATACATGTTTTCTTCCAGTCTCCGGGCACTATCCCAAATTCTAGTCAAACCAAAAGAATATTCTCCAAGCCATTGTTCTTCACCGGTATATGTGTACTGGATACCTAACTTATGCATGGTCATAGGAATACTTAGATATGTCCGGGGAGTCATTCTAACTTCTTTAACATCATCATAACGCAAACACATTTCAATTGCGTGGGTACAACAGTCAGTCATGATGGTATAAGGAGCACCTGTGTACTCTGCTAACGCCAGTTCGAATTGTTTAATTTTATCAAAGGCGTTTGAGTAATTCATCTGCGCTGAAGAAGTTATCGGTTAAGTTTTGTGTTTGTTTTTGCAATTCTGACAGTCTGCGATCATAGTGATCCATGTGTTGTATAATAGCAAAACACAAATTAGATCGATCAGCAACATAATGATTCCAACTTTCAGTCCAGCGGCTGGGATATTTGAACGTGTCGGAATACATTTCCGAATAACTCAAGCGATCCGGAACCATAGGAATAGCATCTACTAATGCACCTTCATAACAACTGATGCCAAGGGTCTCTTGTAAGTTGGCACTGAACACCAATTTGGCTTGGCCTAGCAGATTATGATATTCGTTTTTTGTTAGTTGTTGGTCTTGACAAACAACAAATTCATATTGTGGCAAGTGTTCTTTTAAATCTCTAAAGATTTCAACCTGCTTCTCTGGAGCAATACGATGCGGGAACAGTATAAGGTCCCGCTTGAGCATGTTCTTATACATTGTCAGTGTTGAATCCATATACTCCATGGGCCAACCTGTGCGGACTATTTTACCACTGTTGTACCGTTCTTCAAAATCTTCTTGGTACCATGGATTCTCACTAGTAAAGCCATCGTGTAGTAATTCGTCTATAAATAGTTTGACATGGAATTCTGTAGCAAAGTAGTTATGGTCAAATGCATAATACATACTTTTTTCAGCATGTCTCACCCAAGGTTTATCTCCAACTAAGCGTCCAAGAAAGTCTTGCGGATCATAACTGCCAGCATGCCACAATCCATGTAAGGTCCAGTTAAAGCCTAATAGGTCCGACATATATTTCAGTTGGATCACAGTGGGGTTCCACGCATCTGTAAAGATAAAGTGATCGTCGGGACTGGTCTTGCCTTGA